ATGTCAACACCAGATATTCCTCCTCCTCCTCCAGAGCCAGCTCCTATACCTACTCCACCACCACCTGCCAAGGAAGCTAAAACCGTAGCACAGATGCAGCCTAAGAAGAGAAGAAGAGGAGCACAAGCTCAGTTAGCACGAACTGCTAGACCTACACTAGGTGGTACTTCAGGTGGTACTGGTGTTAATATGTCTTAACAAACTTTTTATTAACTAATAACTATATATTATCATGCTTCGCACACTCTCAAAAAAGACTTTGCTATCATCTGTTACTTCTACAGGGGCTGGCAACTCATTCTCAGTAGAGCGTTCTAAGGGTTGGACCTTTGTAATCGCTTCTTCATCAGTAAGTTCAGGAGGTACAGTAGACATAGAAGCCTACATCGGTGGTGCTTGGTTTGTTGTTCACTCTGAAGTAGTAACAGCAGACGGAGCAGTAATGGTCAGAGATGATCACGGACACTACGAAAAGATAAGAGCTAATCTATCTGCTAGATCAGATGGTACTTACAGTGTATTCGCTACAGGTACTACAGACTCTCTTTAATTAGATGTCTTTGATTTATCCATATGCTACTCAGGAGAAACCGAATGGCATTGTCATTGCTCCTAGTAACTTCATCCGTCCTGAGTTTGGGGAGACCTATGCTTTTGATGAACGAGATGAGATGTTACTTACTGAGTTACTACAAGCGTTATTGACTGAGGATAATGACCGCATCACAATAGACAACGAAATAGATAATTAAATAAAATGGCTAACAAGAAGATAACGGAACTTTCAAACCTGACTACTCCTAATGGTGCTGATGTATTGGCTATTGTGGATGACATTGCAGGTACAGCTACCACTAAAAAGGTAACAGCAACTAACCTAATGACCCTTGCACCTGTTCAATCAGTAGCAGGAAGGACAGGTACAGTAACACTTAGTAACACAGATGTTAGTGGATTAGGTACAGCAGCTACTCAGAATGTAGGCACAAGTGCTAACAATGTAGTACAGCTAGACGGATCGGGTGCTTTACCTGCTGTTGACGGTAGTAACTTAACAAATGTAGGAGCAGGTGATTTACTTGCCGCTAATAATTTATCTGATGTGGCGAATGCTGGAACGAGTCGGACGAATTTAGGACTAGGTTCAGTAGCTACTTTAGATGTAGGAACAAGTGCTAATAATGTAGTACAGTTAAATGGGTCAGCACAATTACCAGCCGTTGACGGAAGTAACTTAACAGGTATTAGTACAGCAGTTGATGGCACAGCAGTTACCTCAACAGGCCAAACAGGAGCTACTAAATTCCTTCGTGAGGATGGAGACGGTACTTGTTCGTTTCAAGATGTTGTAGTTGGGGATACTCAATTGCGAGGCACAGCTAATCCACACATTGGAGCATTTCCCAATCAATCACTTAAAGTATTAGACAGCCAACCATCAGGCTCAGCGTTAATGGTTGCAGATTCGACAGGCTTGAAATTCGCAGTCGGAGCAAGTGCAAATGTTTTTGTGATAAAAGGTACAGGCACAGCATCACGATTAGCAGAAGCATCAGAGTTGCCTTCTTTTAGTATTACTAAAGATTCGGGTGAGCCTGATATAGAACTAACAGACAGTGACGGAGAAGTTTATTCTGTGGTTAATGGAGACTCTGACTCTGTAGGAGCGAACGGATTACCTGTCAGACAGGGTTATCAGATTCCTAATATCGGTGCAAATCCATCACCACTTTTAATATCAGGTGGAACAATTTCTTAAAACTTAAAAAACAAAAATTATGGCAACAGTATATATTAAACCAGGAACAGGGTCAGGGTCAGGAACATTAGCCGCACCTTATTTTTATAGCGAATTAGGAACGGCAGAAACCCAAGCAGCGGCAGGGGGAACTATTCTTTTTACTGATGGAGATTATCCAATAACAGGCACGACAGTACTAGATGGAGTTGGGTCAAGTGGTAATAATATTACCTACAAATCTTTAAATTCAAAAGGTGCAGTAATTAAATCTAGTGCTCCTGGAACACTTCGACAAATTACAGTGGGAAGCACAGGGAATACAAGTAATATAAATATCGAAAATTTTAAGTTTATTGATTGTAAAATTCGGGTGGATACTGGCGGAGATGGTAGCATTAAAGGAAATGAAATAACTACTTCAACAGGAGTAAACATCGGATCGTTTTTAATGGCGACAAGCAGCACAGGTAGTTCAAAGTTTCAGAATAATTTATTGATTATTACACGGAGTACAGGGAATTATTTTGAGAGAGATACAGGAAATTTTGCTGAGTTCTCAGGGAACACAATTTATATAGAATGTGGAACGACGACTCTACCTTTTAGTTATGCGACAGCAAATTCTTTTGCGAGGTGTACGGTATCCCAAAATAACATTTTAATGGCAGACGATGATGCCAAGATAAATACTGAAACTAGTTTGTCAAATTACATGAACAATTCTTGTTTTTTTCAATTTGATAACACTTATAATTCTTCAGGAGGTACTAACAATATATTTGCAGACCCACTATTCGTAGACGCTACAACAGGAGACCTTCGCCTTCGCCCATCCTCACCTTGTATCAACGCTGGAACAGCAAGCTAAGTAGTCATGGCACAGCAAAAATTAGGACGCAAAGATTACACCATCGCTGTTAAAACAGGGACGGATGCTAATAAGACGAAGTTTCAGAAAGAAGCTACAACAGGCGAAATGTATTTTGCTACAGACACTTTTAAATTGTATATAGCTACTACAACTGCTGGGGCTTCTGATGCAGTTATTAAAAGTGTAACTCTAGCGTGATGCAAGAAACAGCCCAAGGTCTATACCACTCCTTAGAGAATCAAAGGTGGTCTTTCTTGGATCGAGGTCGTACCTCATCCGAGTTAACAATACCTTACATAATGCCGCCTGATGGTCATAGTCACGCTACTAAGTACTACACACCATATCAAGGAGTAGGAGCTAGAGGAGTTAACAACTTAGCTTCTAAATTACTGTTAGCACTGTTACCACCTAACGCTCCATTCTTCCGTCTTGTTATTGACAGGTATGAATTAGATAAAGCAAAGCAGGAGTTAGGACCAGAGGGAGGAGAGCAATTACGATCTGACTTAGAGAAAGCACTAGCAGATGTAGAACGAAGTGTATCTCAAGAAGTAGAAGTTGAAGCATTTCGAGTGGGAGTATTTGAAGCGTTAAAGAATTTATTGGTGACAGGTAATACTTTGTTATACCTACCTGATGATGGTGGGATGAGAGTATTCAGACTTGATAGGTACTGTGTAAAGAGAGACCCAATGGGTAATGTAACACACATAGCTATTAAAGAAACTGTTGCTCCAATGATGTTACCTGAGTCTGTAAGAGAAGAGGTCTATCGTCAAGAGAAAGAGAATAGCTGTGACTTGTACACCTCTGTAGTTAGAGAAGGAAATGAATTTGTCGTACAACAAGATGTAAAAGGAATTGTTATTGAAGAGTCAAAGGGTAGGTATCCTATCGATAAGACTCCATTCCTACCTCTTAGATATACAAGGATAGACGGTGAAGACTACGGTCGTGGATTTGTTGAGGAGTACATTGGTGATCTTAAATCTTTAGAGTCGTTAACAAAAGCGATAGTCGAAGGTAGTGCAGCAGCAGCTAAGGTATTGTTCATGGTTAATCCTAACGGTACAACCAGGGCTAAGACTTTATCTGAATCTCCTAACGGTGCTATTGTACAAGGTAGTGATGGAGATGTATCTGTCTTACAACTTAACAAGTTCAATGACTTCCGTACTGCACAAGGAGTAATGAATGGGATTAGTGATAGACTATCTCAAGCATTCCTACTTAACAGTGGTGTAGTCAGAGATGCAGAACGAGTAACAGCAGAGGAGATAAGAATGTTATCTCAAGAGTTAGAAGCTGCACTTGGTGGTCTGTATTCTTTATTGTCACAAGAGTTTCAAATGCCTGTCGTTACTAGGTTAATGGCAAGGATGAGTAAAGAAGGAAGACTTCCTAAGTTACCTAAAGACATTGTTAAAC